CAGACGCAATCTATAAAGATTATCTTAAACACAAGATAACTAACAGTGCTTTGGCATTGACTGGTGTTTCTGGCACATTCAAAGTCGGTGATAAAATTACTGGTGCAACATCAGGAGCCGAAGCACATATAAAAGAGATTGATGGATCAACAATAAGATACAACACACTTGTAGATACTACAGTTGCTTTTCAAGCAGCCGAAACAATTACAAGTGGATCAGCATCAGCAACAATACAGACAATCACAAAAGGTGATACAGAGAATGGATACATTCCAATTCCTGATGCAATCACAACCGTACAACGTATATTTCCAATAGATGATGAAGATTCAAGCATCAATATGTTTGATGTTAGATATCAGTTACATCTTAATGATCTATATGATATGCGTACCAGCGGTGGAATCACAAAATATTATCAAACACAACAATATTTAAGTACACTACATTTAGTTTTAAATGGTGCTGAAACTATAAGATTCAATAGGCATATGAACAGATTGTTCATTGATATTGATTGGGAAAACGATACAAAGAAAGATAACTATATCGTAGTTGAATGTTTTCGCATTGTAGATCCAGCTTCATTTACAGATGTCTTTAATGATATGTTCTTAAAAAGATACCTTACCGCACTTATCAAAAAGCAGTGGGGAAACAACCTATCAAAATTCGAAGGAATGCAATTACCTGGCGGTGTAACAATTAGTGGAAGGCAAATTATGGAAGAAGCCAGTACTGAAATTAAGGAAATAGAAGAAGAAATGCAACTCAAGTATGAAATGCCACCGAACTTTTTTATGGGGTAAATCATGCCAACTAACGTATACTTCTCTCCGAAAAATAAACAAGAACAATTCCTTTATGAAGATCTCGTAATTGAATCACTTAAATTCTATGGGCAGGATGTTAAGTACATTCCTCGTGAATCTATTACTGTAGATGAACTATTAAATGAAGACTATGCAAGATTTACAGATGCATACGATATAGAGATGTATATTGAAAACACAGATGGATTTGCTGGTGAAGGTGATTTACTCGGTAAGTTTGGTTTAGAAGTAAGAGATCAGGCTACTTTTATTTTATCAAGACGTAGATGGGAACAACTCATCGGAATATTCAATAACAATATTAATACAAACAGGCCGGTTGAAGGTGACTTAATTTACTTACCTTTATCGAGATCTATGTTTGAAATTAAGTTTGTTGAGCACGAACAACCATTCTATCAGTTAAGTAATCTTCCTGTTTTTAAACTTGAATGCGAGAAGTTTGAGTACAGCAATGAAAAGATTGACACTGGCATTTCAGATATTGACAATTTTGAAGCTTCATTTGCTCCTTCAATCGCGCTTGATGTTTCATTCGGAAGTAGAAATGGTGTAATAGGTGAAAAAGTTTATAAACAATTTGGAACAGATTCAAATGGTGATCCTATAAGAGTTACTGGTGAAATTGCAAGATGGGAAAGAGGTGCTACATCTTCAACAGTACATATTGTTCAAGTTGGAAGTACAGACGCAACTGTAAGAGAATTTACTGCTGGCGGTAATCTCGTTTCTGCAGATGAAAGTGGTATACAGTGGACGATCAATACAGCATACGGATTATCTACAACTCAAACTGGCATACTGAATCCAGAAGATGCAATTGCTGATAACAGAGAATTTGAAGTTGAAGGCGATTCAATAATAGACTTTACCGAAACTAATCCTTTCGGCGATCCAAGTGAGACTTTCTAATGTTCGGTGATCCTTTCTATCATAACTCAATAAGGAATATGGTTGCGGTATTTGGAACTATATTTAATAATATTAGTGTTGTCAAAAGAGACAGCAGCAACAAAGTTTTATCTTCTGCAAGAGTCCCTTTGGCTTACGGGCCAAGACAAAAGTTTTTAGCAAGAATCGAATCAAGACCAGATCTTAATTCACCTAACGTTGCTATAAAACTTCCACGCATGTCATTTGAGATTACAAACTTGCAGTATGATACAAATACAAAATTATCTAAAAATACAAATCAAATCGTTAATTCTACGACGGCCAATACGAGAGACAAATATTTAGGTCCAGTCCCCTATCGTATTGGTTTTCAACTCAATATCATAACGAAGCAACAAGATGACGCTTTACAGATACTTGAGCAGATATTGCCGTTCTTTCAACCTGAATACACAGTCACGGTGAAAGAAGCCAATGGTGTATTTAAAGCTGATACGCCGATAACTTTAACTTCAATAGCTCTGAACGATGACTATGAAGGAGATTTTTTATCGAGAAGAGCAATCATTTACACACTAGACTTCGAAACGAGGGTAAGATTTTATGGACCAAAATCGTCTGCCGGATTTATTAGAACAGTCATTACTGATTTCAATCAGTTTGGCACTAATGCGATGATAGAGAAGATTACTACTACAACTAATCCAACTAACGCGCAACCAGAAGACACATTTACAGTAACTAACACTTTTACTTTTCCAACTGTACCAGACTTTCAGCAAGTTACAGTAACAACAGGATCTACTGCTACTTATCAAGCTAATGAAAGCGTATCTGGCTCTGTATCAGGAGCAACAGGCATAATGGTACAACAATCAAATCTAACAGCGTCAGGATCAACGTTAAAGCTAGGAAGTCTTGATGCAAACTTTGTGGTTGGAGAAACTATAACTGGCGCAAGTTCAAGCGCTGTAGCTACAATTGCAACCGTTACGGACTTACCGCTATGAGTAAAAAAGAAGTACAAGACGATTATGATTTTACCAGAAGTATGTATTACAATCTGGCAGAAAAAGGACAAGAAGGTATTGACCTTCTATTAGACCTTGCTCGTGAAAGCGAGCATCCAAGAGCTTTTGAAGTTCTTTCAAATTCTATCAGACAAAACGCTGACGTGGTTGAAAAGCTGATGAAACTTCAAAAGGATAAAAAAGAGATTGATCATGATAAACTATCTCTTCCAAATAATATGACACAAAATAATGTATTCGTAGGATCCACAACCGATCTTCAACGAATGTTGATAGACAAGGCGAAGAAGAAAGAGAAAACTGTTGAGCACGTCCCTAAAGAATAGTGAGTTTGGTTACCTTGGCAATCCTCAAATTAAAAGGGATGGCGTAGAACAACAATGGAACCAAGACGAAGTATTTGAATATGCAAAATGCATGAAAGATCCTGTATATTTTGCTAAAAAATACATAAAAATTATTTCACTTGATGAAGGTCTTATTCCTTTTAATCTCTATGATTATCAGGAAAAGATGTTTAAAACATTTAATTCAAATCGATTTAGTATTGTATTAGCCTGTCGCCAATCAGGTAAATCAATTAGTTCGGTTGTTTATATCTTATGGTATGCAATATTTAATCCTGAAAAGACAGTAGCAATACTTGCAAACAAAGGTGCTACTGCTAGAGAGATGTTGGCCAGAATACAAATTGCTCTCGAAAACTTACCTTTCTTTTTACAGCCAGGATGTAAAATTGTTAATAAAGGTAATTTAGAATTTAGTAACAATAGTAGAATTGTTGCGGCTGCAACTTCAGGATCATCTATCCGAGGTATGTCAGTTAACTTACTATTTTTAGATGAGTTTGCTTTTGTAGAAGATGCTGCAAAGTTTTACACATCAACATATCCTGTGGTATCTTCAGGTGAGGATACCAAAGTAATTATTACTTCAACAGCCAATGGAGTTGGAAATGTATTTCATAAACTATGGGAAGGCGCTGTACAAAAAACTAATGACTACCAACCTTTTAGGATTGATTGGTGGGATGTACCTGGCCGTGATGAAGAGTGGAAAGAACAAACAATTGCAAATACGTCAGAACTACAATTTGACCAAGAGTTCGGTAATAACTTTCACGGAACTGGAAACACTCTTATTTCAGGGAATATACTTCTACAACTCAAAGCTCAACCACCAATCTACCGACAAGAATCTGTAGCAGTTTATCAGAAGCCTGCAGCTGGTGCAAAATATATGATTTTTGTCGATAGCGCGAAGGGAAGAGGTCTGGATTATTCTACATTTAATGTGATCGATATTAGCGCACGCCCATTTAAACAGGTCGCTGTTTATCGCGATAATAATATCTCTCCTTTGCTCTTCCCTGATATTATCTATAAATATGCGAAAACCTACAATGATGCTTATGTAGTTATTGAGAACAATGACTCAGGTGCGGTAGTTTGTAATGGTTTATATTATGATTTAGAATATGAAAATGTTTATGTAGAATCTGCAGTAAAGTCAAATGCTGTAGGTGTCTTAATGACAAAGAAAGTTAAAAGAATCGGATGTTCTAATTTAAAAGACTTTATAGAAAATTTTAAATTAGAAATTGTAGATGCAGACACTATCATGGAGTTATCTACATTTGTAGCTAAAGGCACAAGTTATGAAGCCGAAGCTACAAACCATGATGATTTGGTTATGAATTTAGTATTGTTTGGTTGGTTTGCAACCACATTTTACTTTGCGGAAATGACAGATATTAATGTAAAAGATATGATGTTCAGTGAACATATGAAAGCTCTAGAAGAAGAACTTACACCAGTAGGATTCATGCCTGATAATAAACAGGTTGAAGAAGAAGTTATTGATGGTGACTTATGGAAAACTGTATCAAAGACCGGATTATACTAGGTTTTAATTATTTATAAATAATATTATGAAAATTACCGTATTATGATAATCATTTAATGTTAATTTAGAAGGGGAATAAAAATGTCTTTCCAAGTATCTCCAGGTGTACGCGTACGTGAGGTTGATCTCACTAACGTAGTTCCTGCAGTCTCCTCATCTATTGGTGCTTTCGCGGGTGCATTCTCGTGGGGACCAATGGGCGTACCGACTCAGGTCACCTCAGAAAATGACTTGGCTGAAAAATTTGGTACTCCTAACACTACTAATAATACTTCTTACTTTACCGCTGCGGCCTTTCTTCAATACGGTAATGATCTAAGAGTTATTAGAGCTTCTACTGATGGGCTTAATGCAGTTGCATCAGGAACTGCTGTCAAAATTGCAAATTCAAATAACTATTCGCAAAGTTTTGAAGCAGGTCAAGGAAGTGTAGGACCATGGGCAGCTAAGTATCCCGGAACACTGGGTAACTCATTAAGAGTTGAAGTGTGTTCGTCCACTGGCTTTGCCAGTTGGGCATATGCAACGCAGTTTGATGCCGCACCAGGTACATCATCAACTGCGACTAAACTAGGCGTAACAGGCGCTCTTGATGAATTGCACATCGTAGTCTTAGATGAAGATGGAGCATGGACAGGAACAGCTAATACAATCTTAGAAACTTTTGCTTTCGTATCAATGGCAGCTGATGCTAAAAATGATAACGGAACTTCAAATTTCTATAAAGAGGTAGTAAATGCTGAATCCGAATATATTTGGTGGATGGATCACGACACAGGTCTAACTGACGCAGGTATTTCATTATCGGCACAGGCTACAACTAAAGTCTTTGATGGCGATGGTGGAACTGCAATAGCTAGTAGCTTATCGGGTGGAACTGATGATGACGCATACACAGCAGGCGAAATTCAATC